CCCCGGCATTAGCCGAGGCTCCCATTAGTAAGCTTGTCATAGTGGCGAGCTGCCCTAAAAACAGTGAGAGAGCACAATGGGTGCAAGGCATCGCGAAAGGTCTACTCCCCATTCCAGGGGAACCTATACGCGGTTTTCACGTGTCCTAAATAAGTATACGGACAACGTTGTAAGGGAATGTGTAAACTCGGGTTGGTGTGACGACACGACGGGTTCTCCGACGGTCGATCACGCTTTCCACCTCGAACAAACGACGGTGGAACCGAGTCTAATGACCAGGACGTTAGACAGCGGAGGAAGCTCTGCCATCGTAAGATACGACGGCTTTGCTCCATCCTGCGCTGTGTCTTGGACCATTGGTCCCTCCTTGCAGGCATCAAACGTAGCACCGGCTACTGCACTGGCCCAGATGAATCCATCTAGCCCAGTTGTAGATTTACCGGTGTTTCTGTATGAGCTTAAGGACATCCCCCAAATGTGGCGAGAAGCCGCAAAAGGGGCTAAGCAGTACCATAAGGATACACACCACCCGGACGGGACTAAGCGTCCCGCGCCAGCTGGGTATATCAAACAGGCACTGATAAAGCACGGGAGTGATCCGGTGGAAGCATCTAAGATGTTCCTCGGCATAAAGTTTGGCTGGGGTCCGTTACTTTCGGACTTAGCTGACTTTACTGGTATATCACCCCAGGTAGAGAAGAGAGTCCGCCAATTGGCGGGCAGACCTACCCTCTATCGCAGATGTTCTAAGCGAACGTCGTCTGACACATCAACTGCGGCGGTGTCTTATAACACCACCGGGGTCATCACTGGCCCCGGTACGCGCGTGAGAGTCAGGAACGCTACATCCTGGTATACTTCCAGGTGGAGTTCGACGTTTCAGCCTTCCAATGCTCACCTGAATGACCTCTCTGATCGAGTCCGTCAAGCTATGCTTGGACTAGAGGTATCATCATCTACTTTTTATGAGATGATGCCCTGGTCTTGGCTAGTTGATTGGTTCGTCGATGTAGGGAGTCTCCTAGATGTACACAGAAACATTGCGGGTTACACACCCACGTCGCTGTGTTACATGGAGACATCCTCAGTAGAGGAAACCATTTGGCCCGACCAGAATAATAACTGGCAAGGCTGCGTGGTTGGTCCTGTCCGTTGGAAACGGGAGTCTAAGACTCGGACCCTTCCAGGTTACTCAAATCCGTTCTCGGGAGTACCCGTACTTTCCGCGAATCAACTCACCACTCTGGCATCCCTCAAGGTTTCAAGGGGTGTTCAGGGTGGGCTTTTAAAATGAGCCGATACTGCTCAGAAAGGTAGAACGTTATGTCATTCCCCGATCCGCTCGTCATTACCGTTAACGCGGTAGCAAAATCGCTACCGCGCGTAGATAGTGGCAAGTACACTTCGGAATACCTCCTTGTAGAGGCAACCGGAGAGTATCGAGCAAGAATCCGCAATGAGAAAGGGAAGGTTGGTGTCGATGGACGGTCTGACGACCGCCATATCGTATCGCTCAAGTACACGCTCTTCGCAACGGCTACTACGCCGGTGCAAGTGCGTACTTGTGCAGTCAGTATTGGACATAAGTCCTTTGATGACGTCACCGCTTACGACGATATCGCTCTCGGTGTGATAGGGCTTATTACGGCCCCGAACATCGCGAAGTTGAATTCGTTCGAAAGCTAATTCACTTCCCCACTTGGATTCAAGCTTGGCTGGACCGGACGTTCTCCATGGAACCATTCTCTAATAAAGGAATGGAACATGAAAACAGAAGGACAGGTCCTACTGAGTATCTACTGCAGTCTTGTAGAAGATGCAAGTCAGATGCTCTTTGGGGCACAACAACTCGAAAGTGACAAGTTACTTGTTACTAAGACGGTTAAGAATAGGGGTTGGAGGGAATTATTCCTCCTTACCCTTCCTGATGTCTGTAAGGACCTTGAGTCCTATCTTGAATCAGGCGTATACGTGAAGACCGCACAGGGGCCATTGACGTCCTTAGACGACAATGGCTTCCCTGTCCTGTTTAACGACATATACGTACTCATCTCGTCTTATCGGGTTGAGGCCAAAGCTGAGCCCATTAGGGTGCTAAGGCAACTCCTCAAGGTATTCAAAAAGTACCGAGAGGAATGTCCACGTCAAAATGTTGAAAGGGCTATCGATGCCTTTCTCGAAATCGAGCGTGGCCTCCCTGCTGCTTCTTGCAGCTGGGGGGACCCTAGCTTTCGTATCCGCGGGTGCTACCCTAGTCTTAACGACTTGGGCAACAGACTCGTATCAGATACGGGCTCAGAACCAGGCGAATTGGATGAGGTCCATAGGGCCCTATCCTTCATTCAGTCAGTCTCTGATGACTTCTCACGAAGCCTCAGGACTACCTGGTCGGCCTTCAAGCCAAAACACGGACCCGGCGCCGTCTCGGAACGCTACGAGGGATCAAAATATGAGTTCCCAAGTTGGCCCGAACGGTTAGAGAACAGGTTCCCCTTCTGTGATTACGGGTGGGTTAACTACTCGTATCACATGATGGATGAGGACTTTGATCGGAACTCCGATCCGCCCTCTAAATTGATATCTGTCCCCAAGAGCTATAAAGCCCCTCGGTTGATTGCTTCTGAGCCTATCGCGGCTCAGTACATTCAGCAAGGGATAATGGCTTGGTTGCGAAAGGGTTTAACCCAATCGTGGCTTCGCCGCTGCATAGATTTTAAGGATCAGACTCCATCAAAGGAAGCTGCTCTCCAGGCAAGTCGAGATCGCAATTATGCGACTATCGATTTATCCTCGGCCTCTGATCGGTTGTCGTGTGCAGTTGTGGAATGCATCTTCAGGAAGAATTTTAACCTCCTGGAGATGTTGAACGCAGCTCGCACTCCGACTATCCTAGTAAGGGACGAGGTCCTTGTGCAGAAGAAGTTTGCTGCGCAAGGTGCCGCCTTTACCTTCCCTGTACAGACGTTCGTCTACACATTAGTGTGCATTGGATGTCTGAAATCTTGCTTTCCGAATGAATCGGTGAGCAAGTTGGCAAGGTATGTCCGCGTATACGGGGATGATATGATAGTCCCCGCATATGTATTTGGTCTCGTGTGTAAGGTATTGGAGGTTCTTGGCCTGCAGGTAAACCGGGACAAGTCGTTCGTAAACGGCTATTTCCGTGAATCTTGTGGCCAGGATGCTTATGCTGGACAATGTGTCACAGCAGCCTCCATTCTTACACTTCGGACTCGAGACCCCAGGTCTATCACCTCAGTCGTCGAAGCGTCGAATTCCCTATATCTCAAGGGGTTCATTAACGCATCGGCGACGCTGCTTGAGGTGCTCGGGAATGATTTGAAGTTCATCCCGTTTGTGAGACCTGGTTCAACCGTCATCGGTATCGTTGGCCCGAATAAACGGGCTTATAAACAACGATACAACCCTGTACTTCACAGGGAAGAGTCGCTCGTTCTAGACATCTCTGTCAAAGAACGAAAGACCACGATAGACGGGCGCTACGCTCTCATGCAGTGGTTCATTGAGAACCCTGCTCCGGACTCCATTCATTGGGCTCCGGGGGAACTACGTAGCGTGAAGGCAAGAAACCGCCTTCGGTGGGTGCCGAGCTA